TAATAATGTTCCACAACTTGGCATATCTTTTCTATTATCTTGGTTAAAAAAAAGGGGTGGGTGTTTATGCCCACCCCAAGTTTATATCTATCCTATATTATTAGGTTATGTTTAATACAACTTGTTGAGTTGGGTTAGTAGCAATGATACCACCCGTAAAACGCATGATTGTACGAACATTCTGTGAACCATCAATGTCACTCATGTCAATTACCTTCACCTCGTTGTAATCACTCAACAATCCTGTTCCAAAGTGCAAATCACTTTTAAGACCCAACACACAATCCGAATCGTTAAGACCTGGACACATGGTAACGGGAATACCTTGGAAGTTCATTGGCTTTTCACCAACATAGAATTGGAAGTTGTAGTTACCCGCAGATAACGCCGCTTGATAGGCCTTCATAGTCAAAGGACCAACATAGAATTGATATCCTTCCTTACCATATAACGCGGCGGGAGATGCATCCAACATTGATTGCAAACGAGCAACAACATTTGACCCACTTGTTGCACCCGAACCCGCACTAACGATAGCCGAGTTGTCAATCAAGTATTGAACCATACCACCCGTGTAGAATGTATTGGTTTTCCAAATACCTAATTCAACACCTTGGGCAACTTCTGCGGCCACTTGGGCTAACAAAAATTCCTCAAATGTTGCTGGTAATTTTTCAAATGCACTGAATCCCGCTTGGGCTGCTTCCCATGTTGTACGCAAGTTGTTTTTACACAAAGTCATGTTTACTTGCTTTTCAACTGTGGTCAACACATATTCACCCAAAGTTACTGATGAGTTGTCTGTGTAATCACAAGTAGCGGCATCAATTGATACAGAGTTCTGCCAATTACGGATTACTTCTTTGAATGCAACATTGGGGTGCAATGTGATAAGTTCTTTTGACAAGGTTTCACCCGACAAAAGGGCAGCGGCCACATACTTGCCACTCCAAAGACCCGCGTAGGTATTGGGGGAAACTGTTGGGCCACTCAAATTGATTTTGTTTAATTTATTGTTCATTTTCGTGGTTAGTTGAATAGTTGATTAAATACTCGGTCTTTTACTGATTCGGCTCTTTTATTGCCCATGTGGAATTGCAATTTCTTTGCTTGTCCGTTTGATTCTGGGTTGTGCAATGTGTGTGGTGCTGGTTCGTTAGCCAATCTATCCGTCAATTCCTTGTTCTCAACACTCAATGCGATTTTCTCGCTTTCCAATGCTGACAAACGGGCTTCAAACTTGGCTTCCAATTCTGACATTTGTTTGCTGAAATAAGATTCTTCCATTTCGGTTTTGCTTTTTACTACTTTTTTTGCCATTGGCATTGCCTCGGCGATTTCGTCCTTCATCGGCATATCCTCGGCTTCGATGATTTCTTCCTCGGGGGCTTCTTCCTCCTTGGTTGCGATTTCAACGATTGTACCATTTGCATCCACGGTCATTACATTTCCGTTTTCCAATGCAAATTCACCTTCTGGTGTTGGGATGTTACCATCGGGAGTAACGATAAATACCGCTTCACCCACGGCAAAATTGTCTGATTCAAATGTGGCTTGACCATCCTCGGTCTTAACTTGTGCCAAATCAACCACAATCGCTTCCTCGGGCTTTAATCCCAAAGTTGCCAATACGCGGTTTAATGTTTCGGTTGCGTTCATATCTAAAATACTTTAATTGTTTATCTTGTTAGGTTTTTATAATGACTTGTAAGCATCAACGGCTTGTTGGGCCGTAATCATTGCCCTTAACAATTTTTGTTCTGCATCTTGCAATTTCTTAACTTCTGGGAACGAATTGGGATCAATGCCTAATTCTTTTGCACCTTTTACCAATCGAACCATTGATTTTTCAATCATGCCTTTGATTGGGTTGCCATAATTCATTTGTTGTTCCAAATTTCCCGCTACCTTTTTGGCATTGTCAAAAATTGTATACAAAGATTCTTCCGCTTTGTTAATTGCTGCGGCTTGTTTTAACGCACTTTCCGTTTGTACTTTTACTTCATCAAGTAAACCCAATTCTATTTTAATTCCGTGTAGTTTCATATTCTTTTAGTATGTTAAGTATTTTATTTAATTTTTCATCATCGGTTTCAACCTTTGATAATGGCATTGACTTATCCGCAAAATACCCTTCGATGCTGAATCCTTTAACACGACCCGTTTTAACATAATCGTTCCAAATCTCATCGTTGGTAACCTTTAATGACCCCATCCAAGTTCCAATCGGATCGTTCATACCATAGATGGCCGACTTGTCTTTTTCCATGTCCTCTTTAATCCAAGATTCCACCATGCAAATACCTTGCAACGCCATGTCGTGTTCCAATGTGGCTTTACCTTGGTTACCCTTCATCAAAAACATTTGCGATGCCCGTGATACGGTGTTCTTTGAAAAGTAAACATAAAATTCTTGCATCTCGCCATTCATCACTTGTTTGCGGTAAATGGGTTTGTCGGGAATTAATACTGGCCCCATCAAGATGCGTTTTTCGGCATCCACTTGGGCAAACTTTATTTCATGGGATTTCAATGCAATGAAATTGGATTCAATGGCGGGGGCTTCCACGATGCTTATCGCATCAATGCCACTTGCCAATTGTTGGTCGTCCAATATCAATTCAACGATTCTCATTAAAATTGAATCTTTTTGATGTCGTTAGAAATCTTTTGCCATTTAGAAAGAGAACCCGCGAATCCTGCTTTAATTGTTTCACCTTGTTTAATCAATTCGGGTGAACCCAAGTCCTTGGCTTTTTGCAAATACTCATCACTAATTTTTAACGCATTCTTTAAAAACATCAATGTTTCATTAGTGTTATTATCAGCAGCCGCAACCATCAATCTTGCTTGTTTTGCACTTTGCTCAAAGCCATTTTTGGCCTTTGTAACATCGTCTAACAATGCCAATTCCATTTTCACGGGGTTAACGGCACTTGATGCCATAAATTTATCAAATGATGTTTTCATATTACCTATAAAACTAATTATCCTGGGAATGTTGCATTTGTTTGTATACGCCTATCCAACGCTTGTTGTGAACTCATATCGTTACCAACCACATACGCCTTTGCGGGTTTGCCTAAACTCTTATTCAAACTTGCTGCCATTTGTGCTGATGGATCAACGGTGCCACCGATAATTGAAACACTTGGTCCCATGCTTGGTGCTGAACCCGAATCGCTTTGACCTGGGATTTCGGTCGATACAATCTTCCGAACATTTGCCAATCCCGCGGCAATTACTCCCGCCGCACCGATGTAACCCAATACACCCCCTTGTGCAAATGCCTTGGTCGCACCCGTGTATGTATCAATGATGGCTTGGGCCACTGCCAATGATTTACCCATTGCGGTGCTTTCTCCAACCAATTGTGTGATGGATGATAAGGCGGTTGATGTGGCATCGAATATGGCTAACTTTGCTTCTAACTCTTTTTTGGCTAAATCCTTTTTTTGTTCGGCTTCGTTTTTGGCAATGTCGATACGCTTGTTGGCCAATGACAATTCCAAATCTGTGGTAAGTTGACCCGCGTCTTTTCTTGCTTGAATTTGGTTAGTAAGTCGGTCTAATTCCAAATTAGTTAACGCGGTTTGTAAATCCTTTTCGTTAGTGATGGTTTGTGTTAAGCGCAATTGTTCTTTGGCATATTGTTCGTCAATAAATTTGGCTTCGTCTTGGGCCGACTTTTCCATAAACGCTTTTAACTCATCATCCGCTTTTTTCTTTTCATCAAGTCGTTTCTTTTCCGCATCTGTGGTAATTTGGGTTAATTTAATTTGGTTGGCTTCTTCCGCTTCTTCAATCAACCTTGCTTTTTCCTTTGCCGTATATTGGCCACGATTGATTTCACGCTTGGCATTATCCAAATCAAACTCCGCTTGTTTCCGTGCTTTGGCTTCCTCGTCTTTGATAGAATCAATTATATTTTTGCGGTCGGCTTCCCGAATCTTGTCGGATGCGTTCCGTCTGGCTTCTGCATATTCTTTTTGTTTTGCTGCCAATTCCTTTGCCCGTTCTTCCTCGGCTTTTGCCATTTCCTTTTTTCTTGCTTCTTCTTCGGCATCTAATTTCTTGGCTTCACGATTAAACAAACGGCGTTTTGATGCTAATTCAGTTTCCGCATTTTGCATTTGAACTGTGGCCGCACTAATTGCCTTTTTGGTTTCCTCGGTTGTCCCATTTAATTTTTGGTCTAAACGGGCTGCGGCTAACCTATCTTGTGCAAACTTCAATTCCTTCGCTGCTAAATCAGTTTCAGATTTCCGTACTTGCTCTAATGCTTTTTTTCTATCTTCCAATGATGCATTTGAATCCGACAACAATTCACGGGCTTGTGCCAATTCTTTGTTACCTTTTGCACGGGCTTCGTTTAATGCCAATTCCCTATCCTCTAACTCGTCTTGTGAATTTGCTAATTTCTTTCCTTCCTCCGCAGCAGAACCAAACAAACTCGCAACCAATTCCAAACCATTTGCCAACCCATCAACCAATAATGCTGCAAACGATGAAACCGCTTGAATAATTGGATTCAAAATGGCACCAAAAATTGATGTTAAACGGGCAAGGGAATCCATCCCTTCTTCACTCTTTGTCAATGCCCCTTTTAACGCTGCGAATACGCCCACCAATGCGGCGATAACTGCACCAATTGGATTTGCCACCAATACCATCATGGCACGGCCTAAACCCATTAATGCCGATGATGCAACACCAACCGAACCTGGTAGTTCCCCAAACTTGTTCCCTACATCTTTTATTTTACTTCCAATGCCATCAAAGGTTTTGGATGCTTTGCTTTGAAAACTCGCAAACGCCCCTTCCGATTTTTTGACCCCCGATGTGTCAACATTGACTTTATAATTTATTTCTTCCGCCATGATTTGATTCTCCTTTTAATGCTTTTGGTTGTTTGACCCCATGTTTGATTGTATTGGTTTTTACCTTTGGCAATTTCCACCGTCTCCGATACTCCATACCATTCTTGGGCTTGTGCTAATTTTATAATGAGTAATATCATTTTTTAAGTATTAAAAAGTTTGCGTTGGTCACATAAATTGTGTGGCTTCCACCCGTTTTTGGTTTCCATGCTAATGTTACTTCATCGGTTGTTGATAAATCTAAAATGGTACTAAAATTGACCACGCCATAATCCGTTGCAATACCTCCGTAACCCGTTGTTGGAATGCCATTAACAAGAATTGCAAATGTGGAATGCTTGTTACCCGATTGTTCCGCCTCCACCATCGCGGTAAACTTGTATTGACCGCCATCGGTGCAAATGTATTTTGATGGTGCCAAGGTTGCCGTGATGTTTTGTACATACCCGATTGATACTTGGCTTTCCATCGGGATGTTTAACCATATTGTTGAATCCGTTGCCAATGGTCCACTAATTGAACTGCGATACATCGTGATTTGGTTAAATTGTACAATGGCTTGTAAACTCTGCATTTGTTGGGAAATGTCACTTACACTATTTTGGTTGAATGTCGTGTCCTGGTTCGTGTCCAAATAATCTTGTGTTCCAAAACGATACGCGTTCATGATACCCTTTGCAACTGCGTAATCGTTCAAATATGATTTGCCATTGACATTGACCACAACATCCGTGAACACGGGTTTTTGCCCCGTTGTTGTGAATGACATGATATCCACATCGGGGTATGTAATCAATTCAAGGTTTGCAACCTCGGTCAACATATCATACTTAACCGACTGCACTTTGTAATAATTACCACTAATGGCGATGGTGTCGTTTAATGCGAAGTTCAACCATTCACCCACGGGTACGATTCCCGTCATTTTAACCAACCTTGATTGCGTTGAATACATACGGGATAAGTATTCCTTCCAATACAAATTGTAAATTGAATTAACGGGTGCATCCCCTTTGATGGAATACTCCAAACCAAACGCCATTGAATAACTTGATGTTACTGTGGGATAAGCGGAATACGATGTCATTAACGGGAAAAATGGTTGTTGAATTCCGTTAAAATAATATTGATCCGTAACGGCAAATTTACCGCCGTAATAAAACAAGGTTAAATCTTGTTGAACTGGTTTATCATCCTTATCCATAAACCTTGCAATGCTTAAATCCGTTGCCCTTACTCTTTGACCATTAGCATTAACCGCATCCAAAATTTGTGGACATATCACATTGAACGGGGTTTCCAATTCAAACGCATCCGTTGGGTAATCAATCATTGGTTCAAACGATACCGACCCGTATTCCCGTCGGTTGATGTTTCGGTAGTATTCACTTGCCAAACACTCCGATTCCTTGTGTGTCATTGAAATAATACTTGGGATAGGTAACTTGGTATGTTCAATGTCCTTTACATTTATAAATGGTGACCAATTTTTGGTTGGTCCCGCATTGTACCAATCTTGCAAATTGTGAATCTCAATCGTGTTTGCACCCGTTGGAATCAAAATGCAGTTAAAAGATTTTATCACGCCATTCACAAAATCCCTAATTTTCATTTGTGGCATGGCATCTTCAAAACGAACTGTGGTATCCGCAATACCTTGTGGCGCATCTAAACAATAAAGGTATACGGCCCCCGTCGAAACACTTGAAAATGTCAAATACCCAAATGATATTTCATCACCTGGTTTTAATCGTGGACTAAAGGTAAACAATCCACCCGCCGTTGTTGTCGTGTATGCCTTGGTTGAAACTACTCGACCATTAAGCATATAAGCAAAATTAATTGAGTTATAAGCACCCCCGCCAAATGTCACATTGAATTCAGCACGAAACTCATAATTGCCCAAACGATTAGCGGTATAAATCCCCGTGGTGGCATTATAGTTCCCACTTGGGTTTAATGTAACAGTGTTGTAAATGATTTTATCATAATTTACCGTCCCGTATGTTCTTTGTGTGTATGTAAATGGACTTTTTGACGATGTCAATGTGCCTGGTTTGAAATACTCTGGGTCGTACAATGGCCCCGCCGTTTGCATTGGTAAAATATACGCATCATCCATTTCGGGTCTCGATAAAAACGAACCACTTAATGTGTATCCCGCCGCATCAAACACTTTGGTTAACATCGCGGTCAATCGGATCGAAGGTCGTAAATCATCAATCTCAACACCTCTTGAATCTTTGATGTTACCATTAACCCCTTTCATGGTGGAATACCTCCACCCCTGGTTGTAATCTGCAATTGGCCACAATACATCGCCACTTAATAACGTTTGATTCCATGACGATAAAATATTGGCATAACTAACAAAGTGATTGTATGACGACCAATCCACTTGGTTCAATAATGTTTCGCCCCAAATGTCTAATATCTTTTTGGTCGTTCCATAAAACACGACATTGTATAATTGCGGGATTCCGTCTTTGTACTTGCACCCAATAAACTCAATCCGACCCGTGTACACTGGCAAAGAATGAATAAGTAATGTGGCATCCTTTCCGATGTTTGGATTCCACGCACCCAATACCACATTCTCATCAAACCAATCCGAAAAGATTTGGTTGTTGGTTTCGGATGCGGGTATCTGAAACGATTGGGTGTAATCTGTCCAAATGGTGGATAAATCTTGTAGGTCTTTTAATTGGCGGTTTAATTCAACACTTTCGTCATTAAATAAATCCACGGGTATCCCCTCAATTTCCAAACTAAACCGAATGTTCATCGTACAATCTTGTTTATTTTAGGTTGGTTGTATTCCAATTGGATTGTGTATTGGATCAACTTTTCGTTTGTCCTTTTCTTAAACTCAAATGCGGTGTCAATAACCCTTGTTGATAACACATTATTCCCGCTTAGAATCAATACATTGGTGGAATAAAATATCTGTTCAACGATTGGCACATCCGCCTCGGGTATCCAATCCGTGTTTACTGTCATTACTTCCGTGCTATTCTGCAAAAATGGTGTGGCAATCTGTACGCCATAACTCCACGATTGAGCCAAATCCGCTTGTTTGAAAATTGGTTGGCTATATTTTTCGGATTCCACATTGTATGTTCTGCGCGATACCCCGTTAAAAAGGTACGAATCATAAACGCCATAACGATTAAGGAATAACACATCTTGTTGCCCGTACTTATTTTGGCAATCAAAAACAACGGGCATAACCACATCATCACCCGCTTTCACAAAAGTGATATTGGCGTTTGTACCCCATACCCCTCCCGCCGTCATTAATTGCTTGATTTCAATTCCTTGAAACGCCTGGTCGGATGTTGTGACCGCGTTTGGTGTCACCGTTGCACTTCCACAAGTAATGGATGTAATCACACTTGCATCATACCACAAATAAGCGTTGGTGGTTTCACTTGTCACATAGACGGCCGTCTTATCCGTGAATACTGACTTTGAAACCCCAACATTGAATCCCTCCGCCGTATACGAATAACCCTTTGTGGCCAACGATAAATTTGAAGTGATAACTGCGGTTGACCCCGCCGTCCAAATGCCTTGACACTTCACCGCTACGCGTTTTGCACCGCTTCCGATGTTTGGTTTGTATGTGCCATTCACCAAAAACTCGGTGGTGATGTACTGGGTTACAATTTTGTGAACATCAATCCACGCCCTTCCGCCTCCATATTGGTCGGGTAATCTGTTAATGGTTACAATCGGTGTTGCGGGGATGGATGTTGTGCCACTCCACACATAAACTTGGAACTCATAACGGAATCCCGCATTTGCATAATTGGTGGATTCAAACGCTTGGTAAATGATTGGGGAATTGGCCCCAACTATGGATGCGGGTTGTTGTGTAAATGTAAAACTCATCTTTTGAATAGTCCTTTTTGAATGTCTTGTTTCATCGCCTGGGTTAATGCCTTATTGAACGATGGTAAAATTTGTTGTCTTGCTTGGCTCACAAATGGGAATGGTTGAATACCGAAATACTTTATTTTCCTATTCATCATAAACCTCATCCCTTCCTCGTTTGCCTTTGATTTGAATTTACCCGTTGACATATCCCTCGGCTGAATCCGTTTCATTTTAACCCAACTACGCATTGAATCCAATGGAATCCCTTTGCCTGGCTTCCGACCTCGTTGCACATAGTCGGCCGTCTTGTTCATACTGATACCCATATTCAACCCATTCGGATTGGGTTGGATGGATGATACCAATTGACCACTCGCCACATAATTACCACGGAATGTTTTTTTAGTTGCTGACACTACTTGCCATCCACCACCAATCTTTTTCCACTTGGCACGGATAGAAGTTCGGGGGCGTTTTATCTCCAACATATTCCGACAAGCAATTGCCCATTTCTTGGAATAATCCGCAACAACGGCAACGCTATTCTTAAACGCAATCGCCATCAGTAACCCACGGGTTTATTAAGTCAATGGTGACACTTATTTGATATCCCGCCAATACCGAATCCATCGTTTCCACAAATGGATTAAACACGATGGGGCGTTGGAATTGTATTTGGCTATAAT